CGGGACACATCGTCACTGATGCCTGAGTTCGGCAAGCTAGCAAAGCTGGATGCGGAAATAAGAATGGCTGAGTCTGGGGGCCATAAGGGGTTCTTGGGCAAATTGTCATCAAGCGAAGAAGAGGGCTTTGCCATTGCTGAAGCAAAAATGGCACACAAGCAAGCCGTCGACGAACTCCGCAGCGTGTGTCAATTATACGGACCACCCGATATGTGGGACACGGTACTGCGAGAACAGGCCGCAGCTAGAGTAAGGCACGCGACCGCGCTAAAGGCGCAGGCGGACAAGAGGGACAGAATATTGGGTATCATCAGCATGGTGTTCGGTGCTTTGATGTTTTTCATCCTGTCTGGCTTAATCATCTTCGGCGCATCAACGCTGGATAAATAGAGGAACCGATATGAGAAAGATCAACGAGATTATCATTCACGCATCTGCTACCAAAAAAGGCTGGTGGGCGGGTAAAGGTGTCGAGGCTATCCGCGATGAATTTCGCCGCTGGCACAAAGCGAAGAACTGGAGCGACATTGGCTACCACTTTGTCATAGACACTGACGGGGACGTAGCCAAGGGCCGTGATGTGTCGGTCATGGGCGCACACGTTAAGGGCAAGAATCGCGGCAGCATTGGCATCTGCCTAGTTGGCGGGTTTGGCGGCAAAGAGGACGGGGCGTTCTCTGACAACTTTACGCCAGACCAAGACGCCGCGCTGCGTGACCTGATAGGCGATTTGCAGGCAAGCCACCCGACGATTGACAAAATTAGCGGCCACAACCAGTATGCGAACAAAGCCTGTCCCTGTTTCAGCGTAAGCGAATGGCTCACTGCAAAACCAGTGCAGCCCACGTCCAGCGGGCTATTGCAGGTCATTATTGGCATCATCGTTAAACTGCTCTCAGGTTCCACAAAGAATACCCAGTAAGGGTTTTGCCCGCCGAAGCATCAATCGGCACAGTCAAAAGGAAAAAGCCATGACTGATATTGAAACGACCATCCCAGACTTTAACCCTTCGGGTTCTGAATCCGTATCTGAGGTAAAGAGGTTGACCGAGGAGATAATGGTGTACATCCGATTAAATGTCCCAGACTGCCGTTGCAGGTCTATCGCCATGACGAACTATGAACAAGCTGCTATGTGGGCAGTAAAGGCGAACTTTACTTAAATTAAGGCGGGGTGGTTAGGGCCATCCTGCCTTCGTACTCAGGAGGCAAAAAATGAAAACGGCACCCAACTTAGCCAAGCAATCAAAGATCAACTACACGGCCCTAATAATGGCCCTTGTGGGCATCCTAGTGGGCTTGGACATCATCCCGCCAGAGATTGAGGAACCAGTTATTCAAGTTACGCTTATCGGTGGTCCAGCATTGATTGCTGTATTCAGGACTTGGTTCACATGATGAGCCTTGTAATGACGAAAGTGCTTGGCGGGGCTGGGGCAATCTTGGCCCTTGTCGGTGCCTTCTTTGCAATCAAAAGCAGCGGAAAACGTGCCGAACGCAAAAACGCTATGGTAAAGGACTTGAAAAATGCTGAAGATATACGCCGCAGGGCTAATACTGCTGATGAGCGGCTGCACGAACACCAGGACTCTGGCTGGCGCGACTGAAATAGCTATCTGCGATGAGTGGCGAAAGAGCCTACCTACGCGGAGTAGGGCGGACACAGTGCAGACGCAAACCGAAATCCAAGTCGCCATAGCCAAGCACGCGGTGGTCTGCTCAGACTGACACCAAATGGGCGATAGGTCAAAAACCTGTACTGGACGTGCTGGCGAGTTCTTTGCGGCATACAGGCTGCAACTTGCTGGCTTGGAGACGTCGCATGTCGACGGGTCTTGCGACTTACACGTCACGCTTCCGTCTCGCATCTTGTTACGGCTGGAAGTGAAGACTGCGCAGGCGGTCACAAACGCTGGAAGCTATAAATTCCGCAAGGGCGGCTCAAATTCGGACTATTACGCGATGGTCGCTTTGCCTGAAAAGTTGATGCGGGTTTTCCATGTAAGCGAGTTGACAACAAAAGATATGACAACGCTTCGGCCTGAAAGTTTTACCCAACAGGCCGAAGACGACGATATGGCTAGGCTCATGTCACTGGAGTGACATTTCCCCTGCGAGTGCGGCATACCCAGCGAGATCAACATAGTTGTCTTCGTGGTCCTTGTTGCCTGCAATGCGGCCAACCTTGAACAGTACCATCATCATGGACACGTCGGCAGGTGTGAGTGGATCGTCAGGCAGCGGCCTGTTGCACAGCCACCAGCTCCACACGTCAGCAATAGTTTGGAAGCTGTCCTCTGCATCCCCGTGCGTCGCGGCACGGTCTACTGTGATACACTGCATGGCCTCACACAATATTTCGTCTCTGATTGATCTAGTCATTGTCGGCTAGTCCTTTTTTATGTCGGGCTTCTTCATATGCGTCCAGAATTAGCTCTGAAATATACTCCGAAACAGTTCTGCATCCGCAGTTCTCGGCTTCATCAAATAGCCACTGCGCTTGGTCGGCAGATATAGCCACTTTCATTTGCTTGACTGAACCCCAGACAAGCGGCGACTTGTTGAACACTGTTGTCAGCGTCTTTTCCTTGGGCTTGCAGTCTCCGCTTACACGGCCCCTGTATATGGTCATGGCTACGGTTCGCTTGTTCTGGCCAGTTAGCGCCTCAATCTCTTTCGCGGCCACACCGTCATTAAACAGCTTCCAGACGGTTCTTGTCATGGGTTTTAGGTTGCGCTCGTCAATCATTCTGTTTCTCCCTGTTGAATTTGGCTAGTTCGCCGCGTCAGGACTTTTGTGCCGACCAGAAAGCAACCTGAACCGCCAATGTAGTGGCCTTCCTGTAGGATAGAATAGTCAAGGTAAAGCTGACGGCCGCCTTCGCAAAGCTCCATGCTGGGGAACAGCCTGGTTGTTTGCAGGCAACCATCTACTGCGTTCGGCTGGGTGATCCCCATCCCGCAGATCAGTATGTATCCAAGTATCATTTCGCTTCTCCCCCAAACGCTGCCATGATTTGCTTGGTCTGGTGCGCTTGGGCTTTAGCCTGTGCAGTCTCTAAATCACAGAAAGCCACACCACCGTATGACCAACCGAAGTCTGTTCTGTTTATTTGTATTTCTGCATCGTTTTCACTTATCGCCACGCCAATCCCCCAGCCATTAGCTGGGAAGTAGGCCCAAACCAACGGCACAACCATCGAAGGTAGGGCGGCAACGATGGCGTCGGCTGAGGAATTATGATCGACTCCATCCAGATAAACCCTGTGTTCTTTGATGATCTCTGCAATTTTATCTTTCATGTCCTCGGTCATTTTGCTTCTCCTCCAAACGCTGCCATAATATGCGCAACGTGGTGCGCTTGTGCTGCGGCTTTGCTTCATCGGCTGTATAGTGATAACTAAAGCCGCCAGTAAATGACAGCTTCCAGCCATTCTCGTCCGCGCATCTGATCGTGTAACCAGTCGGCAATGTGTGGTAGTCGTCGTTCCATCCGTTGATTCTCGACATCGCCCACACCAACGGCACCACCATGTCAGGCAACGCTGTGATGATTTCGTCGGCCGTATACTGTGCATCTGAACTGTTCCATGGATGACCCATCTCTATCAAAATAATTTGTGCAATCTTGTCTTTCATGTCCTCGGTCATTTCGCTTCCCCTCTCATCCATTTTATGTCGCTTGCCAGATCAATCTTTTCCTTGGTTGCTGTTTCAAGACGCTGCGTCAGGCGGGCGACTTCGGTGCGCTGCTTGACTAGCTTGCTCTTCAATTTTGAAATCAATTCTTTGTCGGTCATTCGTCACCCAGCCATTCTATACCTGCAATTTTTATGTCTCGCCTGACCGTAGCCTCTGTACACGACCAAGTTTCCGCGCAGCTTCAGCCTTGGACATTCCAGTGCAAGCCAGCGACCTCGACCTTTGTCCTGCGGAAAGCTGCCTGAACCTGAAAGGGCGTAGGGACTTGCGACACCGCCAGCAGCTTGACCCGCAAGACCTGCATGTCTGTCCGTATAGTTGTGACAGCGGCATTCAGGATCGAAGCAACTTCAAACACTGTCAGGTTGCCCTCTTGGGCATACGCCTTAACCTTAGCCCGTCGCCGCGCCACTTGCCTGCCCTTCATTTCCTTCACCTTGCCCTGCGCTTTGATCCACTTCAGGTGCTTAGGTATGCGGTCATTCTCGAAAGCTTCAGCCATCATGGCAAAGCCCAGCCGTTGCTCGGAAAATTCTGCTGGCGTCACAGGTCTAGGTAGGGTTCTAGCAGCTCCAGCAATGCTTGCTGTTCTTCGAGTTGTTGCTTCAAGTTCGGTCGGCTCCGCACATTGGGCTGGGACATCATAATCTTGTTGACCCTGATTAGTCGCTTCAGGATTATTTGAGGTTGGTCCGACATTTTTTGGTTCTCCATGATTTAGCATAATTCATATAGCTCCTCTGAGCAGTTCGGGCAGGTTTGGTTCGCGATGGCTTTGGGGTCAAACCTGTTGCTAATAGTTTCATCGCAGTGTGAACAATACATATTGCATCGACTGGGATGCTTCATACCGTTCTTGCTCTTCTAGTTCTTGCTCGATTAAATATAGGTTTCCGTCGGTATTCATTTACTTGCCCTCCGCTGATAAAATTCAAGATTGCTATGTGCAGGTGACGCGCTTGGATCAAGCGGCCACATATGGGCGTCGTCAGGGTAGTTCAGGTCGGCTACAGCCTTGCGCTCCGCCTCATCCTCGTTAGCCCATTGCATCTGCTGTGCGTCGGTGGCGTAGGTCATGTCGTCACCCACGTTTCAAAATCAGGTTGCCCGTCTGCATCGACCTCAACAGTGCCAGCGATGCGGGTTGGCGCAATGCGGTAGGCGACATCGTCATTAAATACTGTGTTAGGGGTCTTTACCTGCCAACAATAAGTAAGCATTTGCACTTCATCTCCCTCATGCAATGCCAACAACAACGCGCCTTTGTCCGCGTCGCATAGGTCCCCGAATAGCAGAGGGGCCGTGTCGTGCACCTCGAACAGGTCCAAGGGATCTTTCATAAACGTGTTGTTGCGGCCCTCGTTGGTCCATTGGTAATACGTGTTTCGATCTTCGACTTGGCCGAGGATAGGGAAGTCCCCTGCGCAGTCGAATTTGGTGATCGTAACTGCCCGACCATTGCGGGTTTGGTACTGCTTGCCCTTGGTAATCATGTCGTCACATCCAAAAGGTTTTCGGTCATTGCTTGGGAAGAAGAGCGCAGCGGATCAAGCACGTTGTCGGGCAAGTTCAGGTCGTGGCCTTCGTCGATAACGTGCGCCAAGTCTTTCTGCCATTGCGCAACGCGTTGTTCGTCTTTGCTGGCCATGCCAGCAACAAACTTCAAAGCCTGCTGGATTGTTTCGTTGGGGTTGTCGCTGGAAGCGCGGTAGAGCTGTTCGTAGTCTTTTGCTCCGTACAAGTGGATGTAAAACTTGCCCGCCTGCGTTATGCTCATTGATACTTCAATAATGGGCTGGCCGCCCAGCTTCTCGACTAGCTTTGCGTGGATTTCTACAAGCGAGGTGGGTATGTTTGGAATGTTGACTGTTATGCGTGTCATGGTTTTTACCTTTGTTTAATGTTTGTGCGTCTGTTATTTCACCAGCCACTCTGCGCCTTTGTTTCTGCGAAATGCCTTCGGGGCATCGCTGCGTGGGTGATGAACCGTCCAGTTAAGATTGTCCTTAACTTCGAGCGGCGTAGCCTTAATTTCCTTCGCGTAAAGCTCTGCGAACGTGTAGCCGTCTGCGTTCTTGGTTTCGCTGCCCATCAGGTGACCTCCAAGAAATCATTTGCCTCTGAAGCATACAGCACAAAAGATGCCCGCGATTGATCTGCTCGATGATACACGGCGGCGCGGGCGATTTTGTTTGCGTTGAAGTGTCGTTGCGCCGAATTTGATGCTGTTTGGGGGTCAACTCCAACGGCAGCGCCGATTTCTGAAGCTGTGGCGTAGCCAGTTTCCTTGATAAACGCCAACACGCGGTCGTCTAAGTCATCACGCGCCTGCGCAATTTTGTCAGGTTCACGCGGGGTACACGAATGACGGGCTATGATCTTTCCATCTGCAAGAATTTCATCTTTTGGCACTAGCTTAATTACCTGCCAAGGCGTGCCTTCTGATTTGTCTGCAAAGTTTGGTGAAACAATTACACGCACCTTGTCGCCAGCATCGAGGTTTTGGTTTGCGGCAAGCGGCGCGGGAATAAAGCACTGCTCTGGCTGCCCGTCGGCGTTCCAAACGCATCCGAATCCAAAACCGTGGTTGTGCATGTGGGTCACTAGCATTTCTTGTATCATTTTGAAGTCTTTCTTAGGGTTAAGTTAAAATTTCGCGGGGTTTGATTTGTGGTTACTCGTCAAAGATGTCTGACATTATTGCGGCGCGTCTGTTTTTGTAGGTGTACGCGTTACGGCAAGCGCCGCCCCTCGCTGCGTCTTCTTCTTCAGTGCGTATTATGAAACCTCTACGGATCGCGTTCTTTCGCATTTTGCTGATGGCTTTTTTTTCTAGAAGCACAGCGTTCCCCTTGGTCGTCCCGACCTCCTTGGCGATCTCAACGTAGGTTGCGTCGAAATGATAGCGCATGTCCAATATCTTGGCTTCCCTTGGCGTCAGCGCTTCCATCAGAATTTCTACTGTTTCGCAGCGATCAAGGTGGGCTGGGCCACTTCTTTTGGCAATATGCATCACAGCTTCAAATTTCATGGCCATTTCTGCCGTTGATTTGCCCAGCTTGACGTTTTTGATGTGATCTGGCCATAAAACTTCTGGATCACACTCAAGCATCCCTGCCACATCCAGCGCGATATTGCGCCATTGGCCGTGCATGTCTACTGGTTTCAGTTTCATGGTCATAAGTGAATTAACCCCTACTGATTGTCAGATTTCCTTGCCTCGCCATGTTGGCCGCTGATCCATACTTGGCACGAACGGCGTTCAATAGGCGGGCATTTCTGATGCTGATTTTTAGGTTGAAGTCTTTGTCGCCGCCCTTCATTACAATTCTCCACTCGGGCGCATTTTGGGGCGCACTGAGCATCCCATCTCAAGGATGCATCGGCCATCAGTGTAGAAAACGTGCAGGCCAATCTTACCAACGATGGTCAGATCGTGCCGCCATATCGGCGAAACGTCTATTGTGTGGTAGTGCGTCGCGTGCACCATCGCGGGGCCAATCATTGCCTCGGCGGCTACGGCCTGCGCGGTGGCCCAAGCGGCACCCGTTGGCCGTTCTGGGCGGCCGTCGCACATGAAGCTAAATTGGCAGTCCCAAGCGTTGATGCCGCGATCCTCTGCAACAACCGCGCAAATTGTGTCGGGGTACGATGGGTGGTAAGTGCGAGCCATGATGACGTCAGCCACCGCGCGTTGCCCGTCGATTGGTTCGGAGCGGGCTTCGTAATACACGGCGAGGGCGAGGCAAGTTGCAGCAATCATTTTGTTTCCTTTGTTTGGTAGGGGTGGCGGGGCTTATGCCCGCGCCTTTGTTTGCCTGTTATGTGGTGACGGCCACTACCTCTGTGGTCATGAATTTGACTTGGGCGGCTACGCTTTTCTCATTCTCGCTGATCCAATCGGTAACGGAAGCGTGACCAAACTGCTTGGCCAGATCGCGGTAATAGCGCGGGTTGCGCTTTATGTCGCGGGGATCAAGCGGCTTGGGATATATGGCGGCGGCGGCTTTGTGGGCCAGTTCCGCGCTACCTGAAAAACCCTTACCGTAAATAGTGCCATAAATTACGACAATCCATGCGTGGGTATAAGTGCGGTCAGTCTTGCGTGTAGTTTCGTGCGCGGCGAAGGTTGCGGTGTAACGTGTCATTTTGTTTTCCTTTGTTTGCTTAGTTCCTGTAACTTTATTAAGGTATACAAGCAGTATACGCAAGCACTCATTTGGGGTTGCATTTACATCCTTTTGGTGTATTTAAGTTCGTGCAACCAAAGGAGTGCAAAATGGATCACAAGCAGACAATATCTTTCACGCTGGCACAGAAGGCGGCGATCGACATTGCGGCAAAGCGTGCTGGGCTATCGTTTACTGCGTTTGTGCGCAGTTCAAGCATATCTAAAGCCGCTGACGCTGGTGTCGAAGTTCAGCAACCGAAAGCCGACTGATGGTAAATAGTAGAAATAAGGGCGCAGCGTATGAGCGCACAACGGCGCAGGAGCTTTACAACGAACTCGGCATCAAGTTCAAACGCGACCTTGAGCAGTACCGCGCAGGCGCTCATGCGGACTTAATTGCGGACGATCCAAACTTCCCGTTCACTCTTGAGTTGAAGCGGTATGCCAGCGGGCCTGTCGGCGGCTCACCATCGTGGTGGCATCAGGTTGAGGTTGCGGCAGAACGTGAAGGAAAGATACCGTGCTTAATATACAAGTATGACCGCGCAAAAGACCGTTGCGTCATCCCACTGTCTGCCGTTTTACCCGACGGCGAAGGTTTAATCGAAACAGACTTCGAGACGTTTTGTTTCATAGTTAGGGAACTAATGGCATGACATTGATAACAGCCAATGAGCTTTCAAACGCTCAATATCACGCAACCGACGCAATCAGTTCATACAGACGTAAAGATGGTTCATTCAAAATCTCTGGCACATTGGAAGGCCAAGGTCTACAAATCCAGCACCACGTTTGACCTTGGAACTTGTGTTCACTCCATGTGTCTAGAAGACGGCAAGGACATGTTGCGCGGGCCAGAAACGCGGCGCGGCAAGGCTTGGGGTGGACATGTATGAGGCTTCGCAGATCGAAGGCAAGACACTGCTGACGTCAGGAGATTATGACTTGGCGCGCAAAGTAGCCGACAGCGTGATGTTTCACCCAGTCGGGCAACGCATGGCGGGTCTAACAACAATCAACGAGGCCAGCTTTTTTCGACAGATCCCGAAACTGGAATGGCTATAAAGGCTCGACCTGATTCATATTGGGAGGACGGCGGTGTGGTTTACGACATCAAAACCTGCCAAGGGGCCGATCCACGGACGGTTGCGCGCGACGTGATGACGTATTCATATCACGTTCAGGCCGCCTTTTACCTTCACACTTTGACTTGGGCAGGCTATGACGCACGGCGTTTTGCCTTCGTGAACGTGGAAAAAACAGCCCCATATGCGGTTAGCGTTAATGAGCTTTCACCCGAATTTTTGGCATACGGTAACGACATAATGGTCAAGACCCTTGCCAAGATAAAAGAAGCCAACGATGCTGGGGTTTTCCCGACAGGCTTCTCAGATGACATAAACGTCATCGAACTACCGCGATGGTTGCAGCAAGACGCAGCCGATTTCAACTCTTAAAGGAGAGACAAAATGTCTAATGACTTCAAGCCAGTAATGATCCGAAACGTAGAATTTAAGTTTCCTCGCCTGCACGCCACTTTTAAATTTAACACCGCCGAAAAGCGCAGCGAGGAATGCCCACCACGCGCGCAGGGTGCTTCATACAGCATCGGATGGACGATGAGCGCAGACGAAGCCCGCACGCTGCACAATGAATTGAAGGACCATTACAATAGTTGCGCCACCAAGGCACCGTTCACAAAAGTTTTTGGCATGAAAAAGCTGGAAGATGGCAGCGTTGAATTTCGCGCAAAGCGCAATGGCTGCAACGCGCAGGGTGAGGAGAACAAGAAACCCAACGTGATCGGCGGCGACAAGCAACCACTTGCTGACACTGCTATCTGGGGCGGGTCCAAGGGTTCGCTTCGAGTTACAGCCTTTCCAGTGACGGACCCAGACGGCAATGGTGGGATTTCATTGCTGATTGATACAGTTCAAGTGACGCACGCGGTTTATGGCGGGGCTTCATTAGACGACTTTGATGAGGTAGGGACAACTATGTCAGGCGGAGAAAACAAGTCGTTGGATGATTTTGGCCCAGCCAGGGCTGCGGACCCGTTTGCCGACATAAAGGCACCAGCGCCAGCCCGCGATTTTGGCGACGAAATTCCGTTCTAGGTGAAATAAATAAGCGCGGCAAGTGAGGGAACCTGCCGCGCTTTTAAGGAGAGAAACCCACCAATGCCCTTGAACGGATACTCAAAAATGACTCTAGCAAAAAACGGCAACATGAGCAAGCAATCAATGCTCTTGGCTTATGGCTCTAAGGATACAAACATACATGACGCCAGCCGCTCATATCGTGGAATCACGTTAAAAGAAATTGCTGACATGGTAAAAGAGCCGCAAGCTACTGAAAAAGAAGATGCGGCTTTTGTCATTGCGTCAACGTATCGCAGATTTGACGGGCGAAGCCATGCAGTACAGCGCGGGCTTGGCGAATATTGGATGCTGGCTATTGATGTGGACGAGGGCAATGTTGACTGTGATACATTGTGCAGCGCAGTCGATGACCTGACGGATGGCGCGATGGCGCTCACCTATTCTTCGGCAGGCGCGTCAGAAGAAAACAAAAAATGGCGCGTGCTTATACCGTTGGCCGAGCCGTTGACTGGTACAGATTATGCCGACGCTCAACTGGCGCTGTTTGAAATTATGCTGCGTGAATACGGCATCACCTGCGACGGAGCCTTGGCACGAACGGGCCAGCCCATATTCCTACCGAATATACCACCCGCAAAGCGCGGCGATGATGGCGAGCCACTGTTCTACCAGTCGCACCTTTATCGCGGCGAAGGCATGATGATTGCAAAGTCTGGCGCAATCTGGGCGACGGTAGAGTTCAACCGCAAGAACGCAGAGATTGCAGAAAAGCGAGCCGAGCTTGATCGCCAGCGCCGCATTGAAAAGCGCGAAGAAAAGCGTGAACTATACCCCACCAGCGACGACCCTGTTGACGAGTACAACAATAATCACACAATCGCGGACCTATTCATCCAGCATGGCTACGAAAAGCAAGGCGGATCTGACAGCTACAAGTCCCCAATGTCAACGACAGGCAGCTTTGCGGCAAAGGATTTTGGCACGCATTGGGTTTCACTTAGCGGGTCGGACCTAGCGGCGGGCATCGGCATGGCGTCAGGGCATTTTTGCTGGGGCGATGCTTTCGACCTCTACGTGCATTTTGAGCACGGCGGGGATTTTACGCAGGCAGTGCGCACATATGGCAAAGAGATAAGGCCAAGCCCGACTGAGGCCCGCGAAGCCATAATCAGCGCGGCGAACGATCAATATGCCGACTTCGACAGCGTGCCGATGACAGAGGTTGCGCCAGCGCCAGCCACAATCATAACGTCAGCGCCCGATCAGAAGCCGATATTCTGGGCCAAAGATGCAAAGCCAGTGCTGCGCTCATCGTACCTTATCAAAAACTGGCTGGGCAAAAATCAAATGTCAGTCGTGTATGGGCCGAGTAACGTGGGCAAATCGTTTTTCTCACTGGATATGTCGTTCTGCATTGCGGGCAATATACCGTGGCAAGGCTGCAAGGTCAGGGGCGGACCAGTGTTGTATCTGGCCACTGAAGCGGCAATGCCTTTAAGTCGCGTGTTGTTGCGCTGCGCGAAGAATATGGCGTGGACGACGTGCCGTTGGCTGTCCGCCCATCGCCGATTGATCTGTTGCGACCAGAAGCCGACTTGGCGGCGCTCATTGAGTTGTGCAAAAGCATCGAGATCGAAAAGGGCGAGCCAATCGCCATGATTGTCGTGGATACTTTATCGAGGGCGATGGCGGGCGGCGACGAAAATGGGCCGACGGATATGACGTCATTCATCGCCAACCTCGACGCACTTCGCGACGTGACTGGCGCGCATATTATGATCGTACACCACAGCGGCAAAGACACAGCCAAAGGCGCGCGCGGGCATAGTTCACTGCGGGCCGCCACCGATACTGAGATCGAGCTACAGGTTGAGCAATCTATACGCACAGCCACCGCCACCAAGCAACGCGATCTTGAGCCGCAATCGCCGATCGTATTTTCGCTGAAGGTGCATGAACTGGGCAGGGATGAGGACGGCGACCCAGTGACGACCTGCACAATCCAGCCTGCCGATGCCGATGAACTGGCCGACATCCAGCAGAAGCGACCCAAGGGTGCCAACCAAAAAGCCATCGTCGGGGCGTTCAAGCAGCTGCGCGGCGAAGGCGTTGGTGGGGGAAACCCAACTGGCGCAGGCTGGCCTGAAGCACGAAAGTTTTGGTGCATGGACGAGGACGAATTGCGCAAGTTTACGATGGGCAAAATGACTTCAAGCAACCCATCGAGCGCCTACATAACGGCAATCAATTCGCTACTTGCAAGCGGATATATGGTACAGAATGAGGGCAAAATATGGATTAACGCCAAAGAAGGCAGGGTGACGTGAGCCGCGCAAACCTACAGATTGGCCTATTGTTTGTTTTCAATGGCTTACAGAGGTGATCTGTATTTTCTGTAGGTTTATGTAGGGTAATATGTATATTCAGATCAAACCTACATAATATACAGATTACCTTTAGGTATCTGTATATAAGTAGATCGGGAGTTTTTAAGATGGCGAAAGCAACAACCAAGAAGGCAAAGGCGTTGGCCGAGCGAGGAACGTTTAAGCCTCAAGACAACACGAGTTACCCAGACCCATACAGCGTGCTGACCTATGCGGCGGTCAGGCCGTACGTTCGCGGGTCAGCGGCATCGGTTGCCGTTTGGGGTGACACTCTCCCGTCACTGGTGCCACCAGCGTTTGCCGTTCGTTACCAAGAGTTGAGGGATGAACTCGACGCCAACATGCGAAACAATGTCTACAAAGAAGCGCAGCGGGTGGCGGCTTCACTTTGCAAGGCGCTGGACGTGATGGACGAGGCAGCCAGAAGCGATGGACATTTGCCGCCAGTGATCGACGGCCACCTTGTTGAGCATGGCAATGGCACCTACGCCTTCATAGCAAGCGGCTCAGTGCGTGAAGTGCGTGCTGCGCACCCAACGTGGCTGGTTTACCATTTGAGCGATGTAGCGGCAGTTTTGTCGGGTACGTTCGCGCAGACGATGGCAAAGGTTGCCAATGCGTTTCCAGATGCAAAGATAACCAAATACACGCCCGCAACCTCGCTTGAAGATGATATTGACTTATGATTGGGGCTGGATGTAAAGTTATCTTGTGCAGGTCTTCCTCCCTGTCGCCTGCACTGTCTCAACTAAGGCCTCGGCGAAAGCTGGGGCCATTTTTCAAAGTGGGTGACAATGTACGAATCTGACCGAGACATCATAAGTGATCTAGCGTTGGACCTTTATGGGGAAACGCGCTACATGCTCGACAATGGCATTGAACCAGTTCACATCATGTCAGCCCTTGCGAGCGTATTGGTCCACATGACTGAGATACATGACAGCGCGTCTCAGGATGCTGCCGACCTAATAGAAGACGCTGTGATGAAAAGCATGTCTGGCGCTTGGCCTGATGGATAAGTGGCGCACGCCAGAAGCAGCTGAGTATCGCAAGTTGTATCAGGGTAAGGCGTGGCGGATGTTGCGAGAGCAAGTATTGCTGCGCGATGGTTACAGGTGCCAGCATAAGTCCTGCGGCGTAATCCTAAAGCGTGGGCGCACATCGCCCAACAGTGCAGTCGTTCACCACATCGAGGCGCACAAGGGTGATCTTGATCTGTTCTTTGACTTGGACAATCTTGCGTCCACGTGTTGGAAGTGTCACTCTGGAGACATTCAGTCGATTGAAAGCCGAGGTTACGACACCACAATAGGTTCCGACGGGTGGCCTGTTGACCCAAAAACACAAAGGCAATGGCTGATTTTTGCGTCTTTTTTTGCGTCTTTTTTGAGTAAAATTTAGGGGGGGTGGGTCGGATCTCTCAGGCCAATTTACGCTAAC